GCCCGTTTTTGTTTGGTTTATCAATAGTCAGAACTGGTACTTTCATATCAATGGTATTTGTTTCTATCTCTGAACTTCCCCGGTTGGGATTTGAACAAAACTGTTGCTGGTTGCTTCAATCTCCACTTGAGGAATTTCTGAAACTTCTCCGTTTGGAGAATGGAATCCACCGAGTTGTAAATATCACGAAGTTCGTTGTGTGTCCAGTTTTTATGGATATACGACTCACACGTTTCGCAAGTCGGTACAGTTTCCTCGCCTCCTTTAGAACGAGGAATAATATGGTGCCCTCTTGTATAGGTCGTCAGTTTACAGAAGACACATTTATTAACTTCACTCATAACTGTTCGTTGGTGTACAATAACACAAATGCCAAAAAAGTCAACCAAAAAATTCACCGGCAAGCACACTGCCAATAATTTTCAATTTTGTATATTTTATCCTCAATAGTTTTATGTTTTTACAGAGAGCGTATTCGGTTTTTATTCTGTCTTTATATTGTATGTCACTCAAATCGAATTTTGTAAATTTGAAATTTCCAAAATCCCCCATTCTAAAATGTTGTTCTCCATCGTATTCTATAAGTAGATTTTTTGATGGAACATAAAAATCAAACTTTAACATGCGACCGGTTTTTGGATTTCTACAGTCATCAAACGTTTTTTGGCTGAAATGGATAATACCATTATTTTCCATCCAACACCGAATTTTTTCTTCTCCACGAGACGAATTACATTTTGGGCATCCATCTCCCAATAAATGTCCGTTTGGTTTTTGATAAAAAGAACCGTGTTTTTTGCAGATTATTTCAACCTTCCTTTTGTTATGTCCATAAACTACTTTAGAATAATCATATTTATCGCCGTGAATTTTTTGAGCATCTTTTACAAAACATTCCGTAGTTTTCTTTGGTGTTCCATAACAAATTGGACATTCTACACCATCTAAATGATTATTAGGACTTTGTAAAAATTCGCCGTGTTTGTGACAAATAACAATTCCTTTTACAAAAGACCTGATATAAACAAACTTGGAATAATTATACTTATTCCCGTAAACCAGTTTTGCCTTTTTTATGAATTCCTCGGTTGAAGATGCTCGGTTAGATGAACGGATTATTACACCACATCGTCGGCAACCACCATTTCTAAGATGAAGACTCGGAAGTTGAAAATCGGAACCATGAATGGGACAAACAATTTCTACTTTACTAAAAGAATTGACATAATTGACCTTAGAATAATCATATTTGTTATTGTGAATTATTTTCGCCAGAGAAAGAAATTTTTCTTTTCTTTCTTGCGTAGTTCCTTTTCCGCCTTTGTTCGGATTCTCTATTTTTTTTATAGAAATTTCGTTGGTATTCAGCGTTTTTTCTTCTGATATCTTCAATTGTTCGAAATTCGTTTTTTGTTGGCATATGTTTAATTCCATACACATAAATAGTGTATAGATTTCCTAAAATTAGGAAATTATTAACTTATTTTGAATATTGGAATTGGGTCAAATTTGTGACGGGTAGAATTGTGCCATTTATCATAGATAAAAAGAACTTCTTGTTGACGTTTGGTTAAGAGAGATTTCGATTCGGATATTGTTGTCTCACGCCAATTTAATGCCCACTCTAATTCTTCATATGTAGCTCCAATAGCAGATTCATCAGTTCTACCATCTTCCCACAATCCATCGGTTGGAACTGCTTCACTAAGTTCTGGCAACATTCCCAATTTACGAGACATTTGCCTTACTTCTGTTTTGGTAAGGTCCGCAATGGGTGAAATATCAACCGCCGAATCTCCATATTTTGTACAAAAGCCAATTCCAAAATCCTCTACCCGATTTCCCGTTCCAACAACCAAACCATCATTGGCGGTTGCCACTTGATACAAGGCAATCATACGAAGTCGGCTCTTACTATTAGCAAAAGCTAAACCACTATCAAAGTCACCACAAAGAGACGACTTGAAAGCATCAAAAGTTTTGGTTAAATCAATACGGACGTATTGAACGCAGTCAAAATTATCTTGTAACCAATCAATGTGTTTAACACCTCTATCAGTTTGGTCTTCCTTGGAATGACATGGCATCGTCACACAGATGGTTGGAATGCCGGTTTTGGCACAGAGAGTTGAAACAAGGGCCGAATCCACTCCGCCAGAAACTCCGACGACCCATGCTTTTCGGTTGTTAGTAACGGCATAGTTTTTCAACCACACCACAATTTCATTAGCCAATTTAGTCATGTCTTTCATAGTGAGGACATGATACTACATCAGATAGAAAAAGTCAAGCAGGAGTTGCTTGTTTTTGAGCGGTAGGCGAGGGTCTTGGATTTTTCAGCCAGTCCACAAACGGTTTGTTTTTTGGGTCAGACAAATCACGAACATGACCCTTGAAATCCGGAAGGGTTTCTATCTTCTTTACGGCTTGTTTCGTTAACGAATCATCAAACCCAGCCATCTGATACATTTCTGACATATGACGAACACAAACGCCATCAGAAAGCATCCACCCAGCGTTTTTCAGTGGGGTTCTATCAAGATTGTTTTCCTTAAAACAATAACCACACACCCGGAGAATTGATTTATCCGGTTCCAAAATGAATGAGTCTCTGAAATCTTCTGGCATATATTCAGCTAAAAATGGTGCTGGCGGTGGGAGTTGAACCCACAAAACTTTGATTCTGAATCAAAGATGTTTTCCAATTACATCACACCAGCAAGTTCTGTGATTTGTTGTGCGACGGCACACAGAGGGACCGTCATGGAGTTGAGGCCACACCTTTAACGGAAGGGCACCTACCAAGGGCGTAGTTGAGTGTTGAGTTCAACCGCCTCCACCAGCAACATTTTCATGCTACGATGATAACTATACACGAAAATCAGAAAATGTCAAGTAGTAAGTGACAATTTAGAGCACAGTTCTTGAAACTCATCCCATGTTTTCGGAAGGTCAACGAGTTCATGAACACCGTAAAACCCTGTTTTGCTCGTATTTTCAGCAATCATTATCAAGTTGTCATCTACACAGTTTTCTAAGACTCTTGGAGAAGCCACACCTAACAACCAAACAGAGTCATTGTCGGTAATACCGATGACATTTGAGCACCTATACTTTTTTCCCTTGTGTTTCCCTTCCTCACAAGTATAAGAACGACTGGTCTTGAATACAAGAGGAACATTATTTAAGGATGAACCTTTGATATCACAAATGACGCCTAATGGGAGAAGGTCAGGATGGTTTTTTCGAGCAGATTTTTCAACGATGGAATCGTCAAAATGTTTTTCTTTCTTGTAGAATTTCAGAAGGGCATATTCAACCGCTGCCCCTGTCATTTCCCGTTTGACTCGTTTCTGATTATCAAACCCTTTACACTCCTTTTCTTTTGCCTTAGCCTTTGCTAGAGCAAACTTCTCAATGAGTTCCTTATCTCGTTTTGTGAGTTCTAGTCTGTGCCCATTCTTTTCACAAACGCCCATACGAGGCCAGAAGAGATTGTCGAAGACGAAATGATTGAACTTGATTCTGAAATGTTTCGTTAAGGGACTACCCGCCTCAACGCCAAGGGTTTTGTAAAAATTTGATGTCATCATACCTTATAGCAACGGTACTGTGTAATAAGTATGATGTCAAGTTACTATACCATCAACACATTTCTATGATTCCGAAATTGTATTTGCCTCGCTCCAACACAATAACATCAAGATTTGGGAGGACATCATTCTTGGTAAGAACCATGCCGATATCTAATACAACTTTTCGATTAACTCTGACGCCTTTGTTTTTGATGGCTTTACGAGCCTCCCCCAAACTTGAACAAAGACCAGTCCATTCCAATGCTTCAATAAGTTTGATGGATTTCTCTCTGTCCATTGCTACTTGTTGATGTCCAAATATGGAAATAGGTGGTTTTCCAATTGGCCAAAGAATTTCCTCTGGCCATTCAGACGGGTCTTTTTCTGAGGCTATGATACACAACTCAACAGAAGAGAATTTTCTGTGAGACAAGTCATATGTGTCTTTGATGAAAGAGGACAAAGCATCCATAGAAGAATCATAACAAAGATTGGATGAAATGTCAATTACAAAGACATCTATCGGTTAAAGTTTTTTTAAGAACATCCAAATTTCCACAAACAACTTCCGCAGAATTCCGTTCCATTACACGTTGAATTTTGTATTTGTCGCATTTCATCAGATATGGATTTTTTGGGTCAAGATAAACGTTTATTTTTGGAATGAAAAAATCAGGATAGTATCTCCTATTATTTTCATTTTCATCAAACCAAAAAAGTTGATGTCGCTTTTTACTTCTATCCCAAACAATTCCTTTTTCATCCATCCATTTTGCTAACTCAACTTCCCATTTAGAATCCATCAAAATTCCGTTGTATCTATATCGTTTGTAATTTGTTTCACCGCCACAATTGGGGTTTTCTCTTGCTAATTTTCTCATTAACTCCGAATAACAATGTTCTCCACATGTTTGAGTAGGTTTGTTTTTTAATTCCCACAAGTTCAATGTTTTTTGGAATACATTATGACATATTACACATGTTAAATCATATATTTTTGGAAACACTTTTGGTATTGGTTTCCAATGAGTTTTCAATCCACGACTTTGATTTTCTTCTTTAACAAATGATTGAGCATATTTTACAGCACAGTTTTTACTACAACATTTCCGCCCTTTTTTGTGAGTAGTGGTTTCAAACGGCTTTCTACACCATAAACAATTTGATTGTATCTTATGCGTCGTAGTTTTGTTAAACGATTGGGCGCATGACCGAGAACAGAAAAAATATGTACGTTCGTTTCTAGTTTGGCGGCTGAGTTCTTTTTTAGGAAGGTCAAACAATGTTTTACATTTATGACATATTATTGAAGATGTTTTCATATGTCTATAAATAGTGGAGAGAAACAGAAAAGAATGACAAACTCTTGCTTGACTACTATTAGTTTTAACCATTCGTGACCAACATGGAGGTTGTAATCATACACGAACTGGAGCCTACGGGACTCGAACCCGTCACCCCTGCGATGCAAACGCAGTGCTCTACCAAATGAGCTAAGACCCCGACAAAGAACAAACCAAAAAAATGGTGCTGGTAGAGGGACTTGAACCCCCACGGATAAACCATGAGTTCCTAAGACTCACGCGGCTGCCAATTACGCCATACCAGCATTAACACTAATAACTATAATCCGAATCAAAAGAAGACGAATATTCAGGTCGCTCAACCGATTGATGTATGTCCTCACAAATAAACCGTTACTGCTGGTCGTGAGTTAGAACCGCGTTCAAAACGCCACGTCGTTCGCCCCAATCTACGTCTTAGTGACGAGCCGCCCTCAATGTATCCGTCTTAAAATGGTCAGAATGGTGGGATTTGAACCCACAATCTCGTGTACCCGAAACACGCGGAATGCCAAATTATCCTACATTCTGATGGTGGGCTGTAGTGGAATCGAACCACTCTCTCCAGCGTGTCGAGCTAGCATTCTGCCGATAAACTAACTGCCCATAATCGTTCCAACAGATACATAGTATCGTATTCCTGAAAAATGTCAAGTGTTTTCTCATTTTTGGACATGAAAAACCCGCCGGCTTGCAACAGGCGGGTCGTCATAACTTCTTTTAATTAGTTAGGTTATGGGAGCTTAACGGAGAGGCCAACGAAATAACGAACCGTCTCCTTGTACTTCCAACCATCAACATCAAACGGAACTTCCGCTCTGGCAAGAACCGCTACATCTTTCTTGAGCCACAAACGAACGCCCGCTTCAGGTGCCAATTCCCACGATGGGGTCTGATTTCCATATTGGAGACCAACCGCACCACCGGCAAACAGGTCAACCCTCTTGTTGAATCCGCTCAAAAGCGTCCAATCGTTGTATAGACGAGTATTCAACAGAGTACTTCCGTCGTTGTAGGATACGCTTTGACGAACACCAGCTTCAATTGGAAGAAGCAGATGGCCCGTGCGACCCAAACCCAAGTCCACACCAAAAGCGGTGTCTCCACCCGAGGTCGTTACGGTACTACCAGCGCCACCAAGGGAGAATACCCAAGATTCAGCAGAGGGAGTAGCCTTTACTACGTTAGTATCCGCAGCAAACGCAGTTGCGGTTGCGATAATAGCGATAGCCAAAAAGCTAACCGCCAGTTTCATGTATTTCTTCATGTTTTTCCTTTGTTTGTTGTTTTTACTTTAGAGCACTATAACCTTTTTCATTCCCATAACTATCTACGAGAGACAGTTTCAGTCCAAAAAAGTTCTATAAATACTCCATTACTTTCAGATATCAGTGTAACACAATTGATTAGATTGGTCAACTTTTTATATCTGAAATCCCTTGTAGGCTTCCAATCCACCAATGGCTTGATAAAACTCATTGATGATATCAATCATTTCCGGTGATATCCGCGTTTTCATTTCATCAATAGCGAACTGAGGGATGGAACGAACTCCGTAATACGCTTCAGCAATTGAACCGGCAATAGCTGCAATCGTATCCGTGTCGCCTTTGGTATAGACGGCATTCCGAATGGCCGACTCGTAATCCGCTGACTCCATAAAACACACCAAGGATTGTGGAGCAGTAATGTTACAACGGATATTTGGTTTGGGATGGATTCTCCATTGTTCAAAACACACCAAGGATTGTGGAGCAGTAATGTTACAACGGATATTTGGTTTGGGATGGATTCTCCATTGTTCAACGGTCAAATCCAACATGTGCCCGAAGTTCTCTTCAACATATGCCTGAATTTGAAGTTTAGTGTGACCGTGGAGAGCCATGTGAATAGCCGAAACAATGGATTGAACTCCACGGGCTGCCTCGGGAGAAGCGTGAGTGGCCGCGATGCTCTTCAATGCCATTCTGTTTGCCGTGTCAAGAGTTTCATAATACAAAGCAATCGGGCTACAGCGCATCATACAACCGTTGGCGTAACTCTTTTTGATACCAATTTCTCCAGAGTTTACCCATTCTTGAAAGCCACTTCCGTAACCTCTTTTGGGATATGAATTCGCCCATTGTAAATACCGAAGGGAGAAATCGGGCCATGCTTCAAAAACATTTTTCCACGAAGTTTCTTCATATGCTGGATGGAGAATGGCGTCAGCCGTAGCACAAGTCAACACGGTATCATCCGTAAACCTCGACCATTGTTTGGCGAACAATGGAAAGTTCTTGTCATCCACCCAATTCATGTGACTTCCCTCGTATGGGGAACCAACAATATCGCCTATAATAGCACCGACCATATAATAAATCCTTCGGTTAAGTTTTCTAACTTTTTTCTAACCACAACACTATTTATTGTCATGGGAAGACATAAAAAGTATAACACAAAAAAAGAACTTCGTCAAGCCAATAGAGACAAATTCATGCGTCACTATTGGAAGAACATCAAGAAAATTCGTAAACGAAATCTCAAACGATATTATGAAAATAAGAAAAATGATAAAAATAAACTGTAGTTATTGTAACAAAGAATTTGAACAATTATTAACTTACTACAACCACAATAAAATACATAGAAATAATAGAAATTTTTGTAGTAAAAGTTGTAAATTACATTTTTTTAGACCGATAACTATGATAAAAGTAAAATGTACTGGGTGCGGTAAGGAGTTTGAAATAAAAAAAGGAAGATACACATCAAGACATAGAGAAAACAACGGTGTTCATTACTGTAAAAAATCTTGTTTTCATATACACACATCCAAACTTCCATTTGGATATTTTATGGATAAAAGTAAATCTAGTGACAGATGGAAATATGATATAGATATCAATTTTTTAACCGAATTGTGGAATAAACAAAAAGGAATGTGTCCTTATACTAACATAAAGATGATTCTTCCAAAAAGTAAAAAGGGATTTAGAAAATGTCGGTCAATAGAAAAAGCAAGTTTAGACAGAATTGATACATCAAAAGGATATTTGAAAGGAAATGTTGAATTTGTTTGTCAAGGAATAAATTTTGCGAAACACGATTATTCCAAAGAAGAAGTTTTACAGTTTGTAAATAAAATAAGAGCTTCTACTTAAATCTCAAAATCCCAATCGGCTTCTTCCCACGACTTTTCTTCCGTGTATCGTTGTTTATACCCTTCATGAATCAAAGAGAAGAATACCTCAACATCCACTTCTTTCGGCGTCTTTCCCCACATTACGGAACTTTTCAACAACTGATGTATCGCTTCGGTATCCGCCAATTCTCTCGCCCGAGCATACAACCGAACATGATAATCTGGTCGCAACGGGGTCATTATGTAATGGGAAACAAATGGTCCGATTTCCGAGCACAGTCATAAGTGCTGACTCCTTCTGCTTTTGCCCTACCCATCAGAATACTTATCATATTCATCATTTCGACTGGTTTGTAAAGGTGACAATAGCATTCTCCACCCCACCATAATTCGTAACTCATTGCTTTTGTTTTAGGATAATGATACATGTCATATCCTACTCTACCATCAATACCATCTGAATCTATTGCGTCAATGTGAAATTGAACACAGGTAGTTTCTTCTGTTTTCTTATCACAATATTCATCCACGGTAAACTTCTTCGGAGCAAGCTTACACAAATGTTCCATTATAGGAAGGAAATTGTTTCTTATCATGTTTGATTGAACAAATTTATTCCATTCATCTAATGTAAGGTCGTTATGCGTTTCCAATTTCGTAGCTAATTCATGTAAAAATTTTGAGTCTGTCATAATGATAATGGGTATTTTTCAAAATCACGCGTAATCAGATTACACATTTCCAGTGTTGTCGTTCTGAAAATCTTAAACTCTGCCGCGAAGATTTTTAGGTTTTTTAGATGACCATACAAAGATGGACGAAATGCTACAATCGTATCACCTTCATTTATCTTCCACTTTTTGTCTATACAACCACAATCACACATATCACGGCAAAACATTTCACCATTTTCTTCCTGTATGAATTGAAAGTGTGGGCCGTTCATGTGATGTATCACTCCTGTAAGCCTTACTTTTTTGGTTTCAGATTTTTTAGCAAAAGCTGGAATGGTTGGAATCAATACACTCAACATTGCTGTATTTCTGATGAAATTTCTTCTGTTCATAACATTGAAAGAGTTAACAGGAGGCGGTGGCACCGAAGAAGGTTCGTGTTATACACCGCCTCCTGTAGTTTCATAACCTTAGCGGCGGTTCTCTACAAACTTGTAAAATTTCTGAGCCAGATTGATAGCGTCGTCGGGCGAAGGAACAACCGTGTAACTGTCCGTGGCCTTGTCTCTATGACACTCAGTAGTCCAATTCAAGAAACTGATAGCTTCTTTCAAAACATCCAAACGAATTTCGTAAGCGTTTTTATTGACCAAGGAAGAAGGAGCAAAAGACGGTGGCAAAGAGTCAACATATTTTTTGGCCTCTCTATCATACTTGGAACTATACGACTCTTCTTCATTGTCGTTACCCAAAACTTTTTTGACGAATTTCTTGTTCAAGGTAAGGCCGCCTCCAATCTCAACAATTTCATCGTTCTGTTTTACATCATCGATGGCAACATTTTCAAGGTCTTCCGGGCGTGGACTGGTAACGGCATTAACAAACGTAAATACCTTTTTCTCGGTTGAACCTTGTTTGGTGAATGTCAACTCAAAATCGTTGTATTTGTTCAGTTTTATCGTAAATTTATCTACAACAAATTCTTTTTCAGGAACAATGGATTTGATTGTTCCTCGGTCAACATGGGGCAATCCCGTCAACCGGCCCACTGCTACTTTTCCGTTTTTGTTGTGCAAAGCCACCAACACAAGAAGAACAGCCGCTCCTTCATAGGAAATGTAATAGGAAGTCCGTTTTAGATTTTCTTGAAAAGCATTCAATGTTTTCTTGACTTCGGAAATGATGAATGGATTTTTGTGAACTTTGTTTTTCACGTCTTCTGTCATGTTCTTAACCACAGATTCAGGCAATTCAAACGGGGGTTCTGATGGAGCAACATGGATAGATGTCAAATCATTGGGTTTTTTCAGTTTATTGATTTCTTCCTGTAACAAGTTGTATGTGTGAATCGACGCTGCGGTGGGAATGGGAACTGTGTCTATTGGAGCGGGGACACTGCCGCTAACTGCTTCAGTTTTTTTCATAATGTGTATCTGTGTTTGTGAACACGGTATTGTGTTCTACATTCATTACATAGGGACAAAAAGAGAAAGCCGTCAGAAAATCTATCCTAACGGCTTTCTTTATTTGGTTTCCAACCGAGCTTAAATCACTTTTGTATCTTCATTCATGACCTTCAATACAACTTCCAACACTATTTCTTTCAACTCGGCTCTGGCAGGAGATTTTAGAGAACCAACCATGTAGTAATGCCATTTGGGTTCGCCCCAACCATGAGGGTTAAAACTGCTGACTTCCATTTTCCAATCATACAAATCCGTCAACGGTTGACCGTCAACAAATATCTTACCTAAAATATCAAGTGATTTTTCGGACACTTGTTCTTTGTGGCCAAGGTCGGGTTGAGAATGACCAGCTCCAACTTGAGGGAGAATGTGTGGATGAAAATCTATTCGGGGAGGCAATTTTGAATCATGAACTAAACGACGGGCATCATACTGACCCAATACACCGAAACGACCATGTTCGGGGTGTTTTATTTCTAGTTTTCTCATAGTGTGTCACTTGATAAATAGATGGAAATAAACAAAAAGAACAAAAGTGGATTTGGTAGGAATACATATATGTGTGTTTTCCTTCCGTCTCCACTACGTATATGGCATGAAAATGATTGAATTAAAGTGTGATTATTGTAGAAACAAGTTCAAACGAACTCTAAAAGAATACACCCGAAATAAAAAAGAAGAAACGAAAATATTTTGTAACAATTCCTGTGGAACATCGTATAGAAACGAACATATGCCAAAAAGTTATTGGAAAACTTGTTGGACTACTACCAATCTAAAAAAATACGCTAATAACAGACAGGATGAATTATCCCCGTTTAGAGCATTTCTAAATTCCGGTAGGGCAACTTTCAAAAAACACAAAATAAATATTAACTCTTCGCATCTCAAAAAAATCTGGGAATCTCAAAAAGGAATATGCCCATATACAGGCATAGAAATGATTCTTCCAAGAAATACTTTGGAATACAATAGAACTCGTTCCTTAAAAAAAGCGAGTTTGGATAGAATTGATTCATCGAAAGAATATTCAGACGGAAATGTTGAATTTGTTTGTATGGCTGTAAACAATGCTAAAAATTCTTTCACCAAAAATGAAATGAAAGAATTCTTGCGTTCGATTGATTTTAGCGTCACCCATTCGTAGCCGCGTGGAGGCATCAATCATTACGAACTGGACTAGCCGGGAATTGAACCCGGGTCTTTAACATTATCATCAAACAACAACTACAGGTTTAGTTCATTTTGGTTTCTTTTCTGTTACTTAACGAACAAACTTACAGAACATAAGCAAAGTAACTGATTTTGCCATTCAGTGTTGTATAGATTACAACCAATCGTCTAATGTTTTACGCCACAGTCAACCTATTAGGCATCAGTTGATATGACGGAATGGATGTTAGGCCATTGCGAACTCAGCTTCAACCGTTTCTGGGGCGTTAACCTCAAAAACAAAGTTTTTAGCCAGAGTTGTCAAACTATTATGTTTGGCATTTACTTTTTGCCATCTTTTTAAGGAGACCCGATGACGACCTCCACCTGCTTCGTTTGATTCTAACATCAAATCGATACCATTACTAGCCCACGATGTCTAACATCAATAACTATACCACAAAATATCAAAATGTCAACCTAAAATTTAGTCGTTTGCCATCATTTTTAATCATATGTACCAAAAACATCCACGGATTCTATGGCGATTACAATATCCACTCAACCAACGGTCGAAATTCAAAATGGAGGCAAACTATTTATTTCAGCTTCCGCACAATCATCCACAGGCACAACACTGGTTTACAAATGGAAACACAACAATGTATTGGTTCCAAAGCAAACATCATCATTTTTCCTAATTCCAATAAGTAGCGTCAACGATTCTGGAACATATTCACTGATTATTTACGAAGGAACTAAATACAAAACAGCGAATATTGTTACAGTTTTTGTAAAACCAACACCAAAAAAAACCAACCGTGGAATCCCAATGTGTAACTACAACATATGTATCAAATAGACTATGATACCATACCCAATAGAACCGCATAACCCGTGGAATAGAGGGCATAGAAAAAAATCCCTTTTTGAATTGGTGGAAGAAGAAGAAATGTTCGCGAGAATCATTGCTGAGCAAAACGCCCATCAATCACAACCGCCAAACCTACAAACACAAGACACCGCTGTAAACGCGGGGGCTGGCGGCGCGGGCGGCCTCCCGTCCTATGAATATTTTCATCCGTTAATTCCCACGGAAATGTTATTGATTATTAGCCATCCGGGAAACGACGATGCAGGAACACCATACTACTTCACGAACCAAGACGGAACTTGGAATATTAGTCAACCCTACAGCACTTTCAACTGCAACGTTGAAGTCAGAGCCATCAGTGCCAGAACCCCCACCTTGTATCCAGAAATATATGTAACAACAAGTTTATCCTCTCCACAGGGTAACAGTGTTAACCTTGATGTGTTCGTCGGCGGTTACGGCGGTGTGGACCCTTTATCCGGAGTATTTTTTTCATACCGAAATTTAAGTGTGACGAGTGCCGGGCGAGTTGGTCCGTCGTTGTGTTATGTGGATTTAAGTAATATCGGATTATCTGATATAACACAGGCCAACCAAACATATAGCTCTCAATCGGTCATTGAGGATAAAAACTATTATAGCGGGGTGAGCACCGACGTTCTCACTGGCTCAATAAACAAAATGTATTCCAGATTCGGAGTCCGTTGCCGATATTCATTTACATCCAGAATGGCTCAGGACTACATCACCCATGAGAAAATAAAATTTTTTCCTCCAAATCCCACATCGGATTTTAGCATTTTTTCATCTTCTAATCAATATCCCCCAATAGTCCAAACTTCCATCAACTTTACCAATAAAACACAATATAGCGGCAACGGAAATTTGACATATGTGTGGAACTTCGGTGACGGTTCTCCTTATACTTATACCACGAATGCTTTTCATGAATACACCGATGGTTGTTATACCGCGTCTCTAACTGTCATTGATAGTATTAACAACATCCCCAGCACCAAAACCCAATACATGGTTGTTACTTCCAATGTTATTGCTGGATTTATCATGAATACACCTCCAGTAGCCGCACCTTTCACCGCGTCGTTCTTTAATACAAGTTTTAATGCTAAAAGTCAATCGTGGAGTTTCGGAGATGATTCACCTGTAACCAATTCAGTTCACCCCACTCACTTTTATACCACATCTGGTAGTATTACCGCATCTTTGCAAATCACCGGTTCGTCCGGCTCAGTGGTTATTATGACTGATACTTCTTCTGCCTTCTACCTTTCAGCATCCTTTTTCTCTAATGTCTATAATGAAATTGCTTCCCGAATTAGCAATGTCACACCGGATTCTACATCTTATGAAATCTATTCTGTCAGTATTCCAGAAACCAAAACCTATGTTCGAAACCCCAACCTGTGGGCAAACTCTGCCGACTGGACCTGCTTCCCCGGTTACGGTGCGTCCGGAGTCCTCGTCGCTCCCGATGTTTTTCTTGGAGCAAGGCACGCCAGCGGATACTCTTCCGGTTCCGTTATACATTTCGTAGATAATAACAACACCACTATTACTAGCTCAATGGTAACTGGTTCCTTTGTCTCTGGTAGTGGCGATATCTGGATATCCATATTAACTCCACCCGTATCTGCAAGCATCAAACCCGCTAAAATACTTCCTAAAACAGCCTTCTTAGGTAGTAATGTCAAATTGCCATCATCCGTCATCTCCGATGCCATACTTCCTGTAATCACTACTAATCAATTCGACCAAATGGGGATTTCCGTTCTCAATTTTTCTTTCGTAGATTACGCCTATGTCGTCCAATCAAGTAATCCCATCTTTAAGCCTTGGCATTTTGTTATCATCGGCGGCGATTCTGGATATCCCCAATTCCTTATACTTAATGGGGAAACCATTGCTTTATTTACTTGGCTTGGTGCAACTATGGGACCCAACATCGCCTACTTCGATAACGAAATCAATAATACCCTTATCAATCTTGGTAGTACGAGTTCTTTATCTTATGCCAACACCGCCTCTTATTGGGATTCTTTCGTCAATTATTTACAATAACCAACAAAAAAGCCCAGCCGTGGAATCCTAGTTCATAAACGTTTTGGTAATCGAAAATTAACCGTGTGATTTCAATTTGTGATGTCTATTTATCTATTGTATGATGCCATATTTGATTGAACCCTATAACGCCTATCAGAAACCGCCCAAGAAGAAACATTGGATGGAAATCGCTGAAGAAGAAGCTTTGATGGCAAGAATCATCGCTGAACAACTTGCTCTCCAAGAAGCCAAATCCGCCCAAATGACCGTTAACGATTCCGTCCTCAATGGACCGAGTTGTGATACTCTTGCGACTCCAGCGATTGGCGCTGCCGGTGGTGGCATCCCGCCTTATGCGTATTTCCACCCAGAACAAGGCGGTATTGGATTTACAGCAAGTCCAAAAACTGGTCCAGCCTATTTGGTAGTACAGTTTACAAATACTACACCAACCCAATTTGGAGAAGTAAATACTTACAACTGGAGTTTCGGTGACGGTCAGACAAGTACATTCCAACACCCAACTCACATTTTTTCCAATACACAAAGTTATGACATCAAACTCGGTGTCACAAGTTCACTTGGAGAATTGACACAATCAATTTATGTGGCATACATTAGTGCTTCCATACCGGTATTGTCCGCATCGTTGAGTCCAAATGTAACAAAATCAGTTGCTCCATTCACAGCTTCATTTACCAACAACACATTCTACAATGGTGGACTCGGAATAGTCCATTACACAATGTCGTGGGGCGATGGAACAGCAACAACAGGCTCAACAAATGACATTGTTGATGTTACCACCACCATGAGACACATCTATCAAACTGGTAGCTTCACATCTATGTTGTCTGCAACTGAAAGTATATTTAACTTCAAGAGCGAATACACCTTCGGAGGTATTTCTGCTTCAATTCCAACCCTTACAGCTTCATTCACGATGACTACTTCATCGTTAATCGGACCAGTTACCGCGGCGTTCGCTGCAGTGATAGGATATAACGGCGAAGGCACACTAACAGGCTCGTGGAACATGGGTGATGGAGTAATCCTTGGATACCCAGCCTACACCGGATTCAACTATTACTACACCAACACGGGTAGTTACACGGCTTCCTTCGGTGTCACCGAATCAAGATACAATATAACATCATCTGTTTATACAGCTTCGTTTTCATCTTCTAAACCATCAGTGAGTAACTACATGACCTTGGTAACATCAAGTGCTGTGGGTCCAGTAACAGGAACCTTCCAAGTATCTCATAGTTACAACGGTTCTGGAACAGTCCAAGGATATCTCTATTGGGGTGACGGCGGATTTATGCTTTACAACAATCCAGCAATGGCCAGTCAGTCATACAAACACGGCTACAGTAATACAGGCAGTTACACTGCCTCCTTCGCTCTAACCGAATCATACTACAACATAACAACCAGTCTCATAACCGCTTCGTTCTCGGCCTCTAAACCGGTGATTACTGCTAGTTTGACTTCCAGTATATTCGGTATCACCGTTACCGGATTCACAAGTTCCTTCACGGGTTCACACCAATACGATAGTATAGGCTCGGTTGTTGGA